AATCGCTTTGAAAGAAAAATTGATGTCCAATGATGCTCAATTGTCCTTAAATTTTAATCAATTGGAACAAACACACAATAAAAATATCAAGAAATTAGAAAACGACATTGATAAATTAACACAGACCATTATAAAAATGGCAGATAAAATGGATATGATATGCGACGGCGCCCTTATCAAATTAGCAAATAATGATATCAATGGATTATACCCGATTGGTACTATTGAGTTAAATGTAAGATTGGCGAGTCAAATTTTAATATTATATTGTAATATTAAATTGTTCATAAACATAAAAAAACTTATATTACACGAGATTTATTATCATCCTTTTGTAGATTTAACCCATATTAGTAGCAAATCATTGGTCGAATTGGTTTTAATCCATGTTGACAAAACATTTCAATCTCTAAAAGGTATTGAAAATTTTCCGAGTTTGGAAAAACTATCTATTACAGGAAGCGGAGTGAATACATCTTCTATAAAATTAGGTCTAAATGATATATTACAACAATCATTAGGAAAACTTAAGGTGCTAACACTAATAAACGTAATCGGTTCATCCGAACCTGAATTAATTGAATATTGTAATAAGCATAATATAACTCTCTCTGTATCTTAATATAAAACATATAAAAACACATAAAACATATAAAAAAACACATAAAAATTGAAATCATATATTACATTTTTTTATGGGTCAAAAACAACAACAATACGAATATTGAAAATGTCAAAACAAATTCCATCTGAAAATATTAACATATGCTTCGTAGGCGGCGTATCAACCGGCAAATCCACTGGTTTAAATAGTGTATTTTGTGAGCAATTTACAGAATGTAAAATAAAGCGTACTACGATGTTACCGACTGTCTACATTGAGAATGAATCGGGTGATAGAACATCCGATGATATTTTGAAGACCATTACAGATTCGAACGCTGAAATAATAAATAGAGAAAGTGAAAACATTGTATTTACCATAGATTCGAAACTTACAACTACTTGTAAGGAACTTATTTTCGACGTGGGAAAATTGGATATTAACATATTGGATGACTCTTATGTTAATATTTATGATATTCCAGGATTGAATGATGCAAAAACAAAGGACGTATTCTATAATTATCTTGATGAAAACTTCTTTAAATTCAATATGTTGATTTTCTTTGTAGATATCAACTCGGGTCTGAATACATCCGATGAAATGGAAATGCTAAAATTTATTTGTGAAAAAACGAAAGACCAACTCGATAATAACAATAGGAAGATTTCAACACTGGTTATTGTTAATAAAGCAGACGATATGCAATTAGAAGAAGGTAAACTAATATTAATGGGTGAAATGAAAGAAATGTTCGAACAGGTGAACGATACTGTAAAAAATGAGTTTAAAAAAAACAATATCAGCGAACAATTGATTGGAGTTATTCCGATGTGTGCGTTAGATTCATATCTTTATAGAATGGTAAAAAAGCACGGTGATAGATTCGTGTTGTCTCCCCAACAGATACAGAAAATTGGCATCAATGAAATGGGTAAAAAATTCAGTATGAAAACAAAACTCGTACAAGAACAAGAAGTGAAGAAAATTTTGAAAGACAACACGTTTATAGAGAATATGATACAGTTATCGGGATTTAGTCAATTAGAATACTTATTGAGAAACTTCCTAAGTGATAATGATAAGGGTAAAAAATTAAGGATTGATAATATCCTCTTTAAACTTCGTAAATTACCAGATATTACAAAGTTAATAGTGGAAAAAGGACTAACATATGACTATTTGGGATTAATTGACGATTATAGTTTGGTTTATTGTCAAATTAAAACCATCGATAAGGACGAATATAACATAATTGTTACTGATTTTGTAAAAAATATGATGGATGTAGTAAAAGAGGTTATTGTTACGAGTAGATACGTAGAAAGCTTTGTATGTGATTATGATACATTTGTGGTGAAGTTTGTGAAACCCCATTTCAGTGAATTTTATTCTACAAGCGAATATCCACAATTCCTTACAGATCATATTATAGATTGTATTGGTAACATTGTTTCTAATAATGTAGTTAAAATATCGTCATTTGTCACTCATATTGAGACGCTTATTTATGTTGGTAAATTCAACAAGTCAAATTTAAATTTAATATTTACCAATTTAATTTCTAATGTTAGGCAACAGAATACTATTGACTTTGGAGACGACACATATTGCGACAATCTAACTGCTATATTTGATAAATGTAAGGAGGACGATGTTGATATTTCAAATGTTATGAGATTTATTTTAATAAATAAACTACAATATGATGGGTGTCTGAATGAAAAAATTATGATATACAAAAGATATGGAGAAATTCCAGTTTTAAACTATATGGAACATTTGAACATGGCAAAAAATTTGGGTCTCATCAATTCAGGGCAAGTAAGTTACGCGTTTAAATATAATATGCCTGTTGTAAATGTAGGGATTTATGGTTTAACCGAAAATATATTAAAATCACAGTCACACGCACTTGATTTATATTATTTAAATTATGAGACAAAAAAAAAGACATTGAATATGTGTATGGTTGAGGATAAGTACAGTGATTGTATCTAGATGGGGTGTGCGTGCGAGTAATTATTATTTAATCATTTTTTTTTGTTTTTCTTGTTCTTATATTTTTCATATTCTTTTTGTTTGTTTTTCGTATTCCAAACAATTTATTTTTATTTGTCTTTATTTTACTTGTAGAGTTTTTCTTTTTTAATGTTCCCCCATTTTTGTTAGTTAAATCTCTACCATCGCACGTTAGTTCAATATTCTTATATATTGGTATTTGCGTCTTTTCGATCTCTTTTATTTCAGATTCTGAGAAATTAAAATATTTGTATAAATCTGTATCGTCTTCTATTTTTATTTCATCGCTAATGAAAGGTAAGAATAAAGATGTTTTTACTATTAGATTATTGCCTATAATTTTTGTTGATTCTGTTATATAGTGAAACAGTTTAGATTGTATTAGTTTAACTGCATTTTTATTGGGTTCTATTATAGATTTAGGTGTTTGAGTTACCCCATAAGTTCCAGTTTTATCATATAAAACATAATTATAACTACCTATTCCGTTGATTATTAATTTTCTTTTCGATTGTAACGAATGAATATTATTTGTTCTACAAATTTTGATACCACTTGATATTATACCGTGTATATTTTTATACTTCGAATTGTTATCATATTTAATAAATTGAGTATGCATTTCACTAGTTGAAATTAGATTAAGACTTCCATTTTTCTTAGCCATTTCATAAAGTTTTGACATAATATTTATACCATAATTGGGTATAAATCGATTTGGTAAGATTAGTATATTATATTCATTTTGCATTGTATCTATAATCTTAGTTTTAGTTTTATGGTCATTATCATCATTTTTAACAATTACGTAATCTACATTTATCATAACATCCATTATTTTCTTTGTTTGCATTATGGAGAACATTCTAATAAATTTAATTTGTTTTTTTGTGTAAATATCATTTAAATCTGTGTTAACGTGTTTAATCAAGTGTTCTGATATTCTATAGGTCGGTGGGTGTATATATACTAAATACCCCCCCTTTTTCAACAAATCTAGACCCATTATAGAAAAAAGTACATATATATTCTTTTCACCAGATGTTTTGGTCCCCCCTGAGTTGTAAGGTGGGTTACCCATTACGACATCGAAATTATCCAATTTCCAAAAATCTCTTGCATTAAGTTTTAAACTATCACCTTGGTAAATATTTAATTTATATGAGTTGCTACAAAATATTTTTTTACTAATTAATATGTTTTTGGGATTTAGTTCACTCATATATAACATATTTTCAAGAATATGTTTGCGTCTTTTTTCCTCGTCTCCAAATGAACTTTTTAAACCTATCATTAGTCTTATATAAACGATTATTGGAAAATTACCTATTCCACTTGCAGGATCGAACCATTTCAGAGAACCATCAGTAAATATACTCTTTTTATGTTCTTTTTCATAACTTTCATCGAGTTTATCTAACATCTCGGATACTAGTGACAACGGAGTGAATACTTCGCCATTTTCTTTTTTCTCCTTCTCTTTAGGTTTAAGATTTTCGTTAATAAATTCCAATAATTGGTCCGGTTCATTTATAGTATAATACTTCTTCTTCTGTGACAAAACTATCTTATTGATTGCCTGTTTGTCTCCTGTTTTGTTAACGGCATTTAACGTCGAGTTCAATAAGTCTTCGGAAAATGGTTCTTTACCTCCAGTCAAGCGTCCATTTAATATTGTCATAAATATTTCCTTTTGTATATTATCTTCGAATACTTTATTTTTAAGAGTAACTATATCCGAAATAATTGTTGCTTGCTCTTGAACTGGGGGTGTTGTTAATACGCACCCAGAAGAACCATCTTCATATAGAGTAAAAATATTAAGTAAAGATATAACTTCAGACAACGTCTCAATAACCTTATCTCTAATATTTACTTCTTTATTTTTTTTATTTTTTTTTAAATCAGCCTTCAGTTCCAACTCTTTAGTTTTATTAGGTCCTTGTATAATTTCTTGTGTTTTACCTGTAGTAAAGATATCATCTGGATTGTCACCTGATATTGTTTTATTTTCCATTTTATTTTTTTCTATTTCGACATTATCATATTTGCTTTTTAAATCATTCAATACATCCTCATTGAATGAAAATCCTTGTATAATTCTTTTAATATTATCAACGTTTATATCCCAAGATGCATATAATTTGTTAAATAACTCTGTTACAAATTCGTCTTTTTTCGATTCATCTCCTTCATATTTATCTTGAAATACATCTTCGTCTATATTTATCAAATCTGTTATTTGTTTCCATTTTTTAGTATCACCTTCGTCATTATTTTGATTAGTTATATTATCACTAAATAAGTTGACATTTGTTAAAGCCCGTTGTGGGTTCATATCAACCATAAACCCAAATTTTTTATTTTGACAATAATCTGTCCCATCGCAAGGTTGAGAATCTACTTCTGTCATCGAACGAAATAACATTTGAAAAAGGGCATCAGCACTAGTAGTTGAGTTCCATAATGTTACAATGTCTACATTTCGTAAAGAAATACCCAATTGCAACCTATTTCCTGCTATAATTATGAGATTATCTCCTTTTAATTTTCCTTCTTTTATTTTCTTCTCACATGACTCAATATCACTTTTTATATTATGTGGTTCTCCCATATATGTTATATTGTCGGTCGTGGCTCCTTTCTTTGAGGCTATTTCAATTGCTATAAAAAAATGATAACTATCTTTAATGTCCTTGAATTCATTACTTTGTGTTAATAGTGCTATAATCGCTTTTGCCTTGTCTCTAATGTCGCCATTTCCTATAGGTAAGAACCAAAGTTGAGACGTTTTATGACGATTTTGCAACGTTCTACATTTATTAACACATATATTTTTGATACGGGGTATTATACCTCTCGTCCTATAAAATGCTTGTTTGTTATAATTTTCGGTTTTGTCTGGATAACCAAAATAATATCTCATCAACTCTTTAATCTGTTCATTATTTACGAAGGTACTACCATCTGTAGCGAATAATTTACTCATATCCCAACCAAATTCGGAATCTCCTATCTTCAATTTTTCAGCATTAAGAAATTCTTTGTCCCACATTGACGTAATTAAAAAAGGTTTGGGGTAAACTGAATATTCTTTTTTAAGTTTTTCCATTATATTTGTTCCGTTCTCATCGCCGAAATATTTAAGTGTTTCGGTATAATTTTTAATGCCAAATCGTTGTCGAATATTATTATCATTAATGGTCTCTTTATTCAAATTCTGCATAATTTTTATATCATTCATATCCCAAGTTATCTTACATTCGGGTTTTATTCCGTAGACGTTAAGAGGTTTATTGTATGTAGCTGTTACAAATACCTTTATTGTCCCCTTTATTGTATCATCTAATATTTCTACGATTCGCATAGCTTTATCTGTGCTCATTCCAAAATGGGCTTCATCTAAGAATATGATATCTATATAATTTTTTTCTCCGATTAATTTTTTTATACGTTTTATACTTTTTTTTATATTATCTACTTCTTTCCCCTCGTTTTTTTTGTCACCTTCGTCATCATGATGATCTTCGTATTCATGATGATCTTCGTCGTCATCTGTCTTAAATTCAGAATTTTTTAGATTGTCCCCCGTTCCTTTTGGTTCAGTCCATCCAAGTTTTTGTTTTGAAATGATTATAATACAGTGTTTATTTTTATCTCCACAAACAACATCTTTTAGTTTAATCTCATCTGTGTATGTTATTACGTCAACACCTAAATCGCTAAATTCAACATAGTTTTTAAATATATCATTATATTCTGTAAAAGTTTCATTCGGCGCAGGTGTCATCATAATAAATTTGAATCGTTTATTTTTGTCTTTTTTTATTCCATTACGTATATAATCTATGATACTACCTGCCATTATATAAGATTTTCCCGATCTTGGAACCGAACCAATCAACAACTTTTTTTCACCATTTTCGATTAACTCGCTTATTTTATTAGTAAAAAGTTTTTGATGGAATCGAGGGATGAATATTGGTTTGAGAACATACAAGTAATTTTTTTCAAACTTTTTAATATCTTCACTTGTTTGTAAATAATTATACTGTTCCAAAAGTTTTTTGAGTTTAAAATATGATTCATTTAAATCCAATATATCATATATATTTTCATAATTTCCATGCGGGTTAATATATTTAATAAGAATGTTACTTGATGAGTTTTGAGATTTGA